CCAGGATTTCCGAAAGGCGAGAAAATAGAATTAAGTGATATACTTCAACCACTCGGTCTTGCAGTCAATCCATTTCTCAGTGTACAGTTTGAGCAGCCAACGTTCAAAACACATACATTTCAATGGAAACTTATTCCTAGAGATCCAGATGAAGCTAAAGTAATCAATAAGATTATTAGACTTTTTAAGCTTTCTCTCTTGCCAGACATTGCTGCTAAAAGCGGAGGTACTCTTCTAGAGTATCCCAACATAGTTCATGTAAGTTTCTACGGCGTTGATAGCTATCTCTATAGGTTTAAACCTTGTGCAATAACTAGCTTTACGGCAAATTATGCGCCGGCCGCAGTCCCATCATTCTTTAAGGGTTCTCAGAACGTGCCTACAGAAATAGAGATAAATCTTGGATTAAAGGAAATAGAGTTCTGGACTAAGCAAGATTTCCCTAAAGGCTATGATCCAAATACGCAAGAATCGTTAATACCGAGGTGATCTCGTACTCGCCGCTGCGGCGATCGCTGCAGCAATTACTTAAGAAGAACAGTTCTTCTTATCTATAACCAGTTTAGAGCTAATAATGCCACAAAAATATTTCTCTAAGTTTCCACTTATTACTTATAATAATCAACTCGCTGTCGACATCACTGAGCGAGTGGTGATTCGTGACTTCCCATCAAAAAATAATCTTCTATACTATCCTTATGATCTTCAGAACAACGAGCGCCCGGATCAGCTAGCCGATCGTATTTTTAATGATGAATATATGAGCTGGATAGTATACATGTCCAATGGCATGACCGATCCATACTATGATTGGTATATGCCAGATGATACGTTCAATGACTATCTTCTAAAGAAATATGGAAACACAGACAAGATAAGCTCAAAGGTCGCATACTATAGAAACAACTGGTATGATGATACAGATGTTATAACGATCGCTGAGTTCAATAGTCTTCCAGACATTCCAAAGTATGATGCCTTTGGAAACTTGTATCTCGATACCGCAAAGAGGTATTATGAGGTTGTTCTGACCGGGAGCAACGTCACGGCGTACAAGCGAAAGAGAATCGATGAAGAAATAACCACTAATAAGATCGTGAGATATTCTATATCTGGAAACTCAGCTTTCTCTAACAATGAAATATTGAGCGTCAATCTTGGCTACGCAAATACAAGCAGCAATGTCTTTGTGGCATCGGTTACTGGCGCCGGGCAGGTTCTAGCCTCAAACTCAACCACGCTGACAATACAGCACACCACTGGATACGTGGACTCAGTTCCGACCGGATATAAATTTACGTCGAACAACAGCTATGTCTATGGCGGCGAGAGCTCATCCAACTGCACCGTGTCGGCTGTGTATTCTCTAGCCAATAATATAGTTGCTGCTGAGGCCATATACTGGAGTCCGGTAACAATATACGACGAAGAGTATGAGAGAAACGAAAAGAATCGTACAATCAGGCTGATGAACCCAGGTGCGGTGGATCAGGTCGCGCAGGATGCATCAGACGCCCTAGCCGCTCTATTATAACATGGCTCTAAACTCGTACCAGCCGGGAGATTTAATAATAAACAGCATGTCCATTGCCGGGCGTGTGATAAATTCTGGATTTATATCCGGATCGATATACGAAAGTATATTCATGCCGTGCGTCATCGGTGAGTTCAACGTTCGCGACACCGATGATGCTCTGTTTGCTGGGCTAAATTTATCTGGTGGTGAGCCATTCACCATTGTGTTTCAGGCTCCCGGTGGTCAGAAGGCGTCATATAAGTTTTTGGTCAATAAGGTAGTGAATCTAGCGCCAAGCGCTCAATATAAATCTCGTACGTTTACAATCATTTGCTCGTCTGAAGAAGCATTTTATGCTGCCGGTGGTGTAGACAAGCATGGGTATATACAGAAGAGTTATAGTAAAAAACAAATATCTTATAACATTAAAGATGTATTGAATAGCTATCTCAAGACTAAAAAACAAATAAACATTGAAGATACTAAAGGTGTTCAAGATATAATAGCACAGAATGAAAAAGCCTGGGATTTTATTGATCGTCTAAAGACACTAGCAGTATCGTCTAAGAACGAGTCATCAAGCTATGTCTTCTTTGAGAACCAGAAAGGATTCAACTTCATCACTATAGAGAGCATGTTTAGAGGAACGCCGGTGAAGTCTTTTGTTCAGGACTCCGCAGTAGGCACGGATATGATGAAGCTGACCGACAATAATATCTTTGGCTATGAGCTGCCTCATATGATTAATGCAATTGACCGTATCGACCGCGGAACTATGAAGTCGCGGTTTAACTACTTTAATTATGAGACAAACGAATATACATCAAAGACTATTGATTTTCCAGATGCTAAAGATAAGTCTGGTGGCGCTGGTAGTTGGAACAATGCATCATTCATTTCTAAGTTTGGTAAATACCCAGGTAGAAATTCAGTTTTACCTTATGATAATCGTAGACCAATAACAAATATTCCAGAAAGTACTCCAAATCAATTAGCTTATTCCGGTAACTTAATGCAGAGTCTTATAAAACTAAGAGTATTTGGAGATGCAAAGCTTAAAGCTGGTGATCTTATAGATGCTAAAATAAACCAGCAGAATTCCTTGACGTCAAATTCCCGTCAAGATACAGATATATCAGGTAAGATGATTATAGCATCTCTCAGACACATGATTAACCCGGAGGGAGAACGCCCAAGATACAGTTGTGTCATGGAATGCATGAAGGGAACACCAGCTCAATGATGGTAGATAGATCAGGAGACTACAGCGGCAGCAGATGGCGTGGACGAGTAGTCAATGTAATGGATCCCAAAAAGCAAGGCCGTGTTCAGGTTCGTCTTTTTGGCTTTCAAGATAATGCAGCACTCATTCCGGATAAAGACTTATTTTGGGCCATACCAAAAGTACCATTAACACATGGCGCTTCTTTTAAAGGAGTGGGTTCTTCTCCAGTGGGTGTTGTTCCGGGATCTATAGTAGAAGGATATTTTGCAGACAGTGATAAAACTATTCTTATTGCTGATGGAACACTGCCTTCGGCCGGAACAACTAAACCAGGCCGTATCGTAGATGGTTCATACGATATAGATTCTGCCACAAATGATATAGCTCGAGCTTCTAGAGATCAAGACCTAAACGCAGCACTTGGAGGAAAAAATCTAACTGCGCTTGCTGCAAAAGGATTGAAGTTTGCATCACTATCGGCTGGAGTGGGCGTTTTATCGTCGATTCCCAGAAACTTAATATCTACAATGATGCAGCTAGATCCGTATAATATGTCTGGTTCGCTTAGCGGTTCAATCATGGCAATGAGTAAAATTAAAGCTATTGATTTATTTAGCTCACCAGCAGGTCTAATAGACATTGGATCTGGTAGTATAACTAGAGCTCTATCATCAATGATGGGCTCAATTGGAGTTAATCAAACATTAACTCTTGTAAACTCTCTTAATCCAGCAACAATGTCACCAGATACTCTTGATGCTACAAACATAGCACTTGGTAATATATCATCAGCTTTTCAGAGTGGTATGCCTAATCCACTAGACCGTCTATCAGCACCGGCATATAATCCATCTGTGATAAGTTCTTCTGGTCCATATGTAAATTCGTCTCAAGCTCTAAAAAGCAAGCTTTCTGGAATATCTACTATATCTGCACTGGGAACTTTAGGCGGTATAGACTCACTTGCAAGTATTCCTGGTGGAATTACTGCTGGCCAAGCTCTTCTTAGTGATATTGCTGTCGGCTCATTCATTTCATCCGGATCCATAACCAGCGGTGCTGGTCTTGCTGCTGGTCTTGGTTCAATAATGAATGCTGTTCAGCTTGGTGGGCTCAATATGCTTTTCGGTGCATCTCTTTCAAGTATAAATCAGCTAGCTGGTATAGCCACTGGCATAGTTCCCCAACTTTCTAGCTTAGTTAATTCAGTCAATACTCTTACTAGCATAGCTTCAGCGGTTTCGGCGTTTAAAGATACAATTTCTATTCCTAGTATAACAGATGAGCTTTTAACATCAATGCTTGGTAAACTAAAGTCTGATGCTCTTAAAATGATTCCGGGCGACCCTCCGCCGTTACCTGAACCAAGTACTACTACAGACTCGACAGCTGCTACAACTCCTGCTGTTTCTACAAAACCCGCTGCACCTACTGTAGGATCTGCAGATCCTGCTGCATTTAAAGCTTTGGTTGGAGATGAGGTAGTTGGTGGAGATCAGGCATTTTCGTCAAACACTGAAGTTGGAGATGAGGTAGTTGGTGGAGATCAGGCATTTTTGTCAAACACTGAAGTTGGAGATGAGGTAGTTGGTGGAGATCAGGCATTTTCGTCAAACCCTGAAGTTGAAAATGAAAAAATAATGAAAGAGATAGGTGCTCAGCAGCAAGTTCAGCAATTCCAAGCAGAAGATGTTAGAGCAACAAACGTTTATGGCGCTCGGTTTGGCGCTGCTAGGAATAGATAATGGTTAATGTTCCTATATTTGATACTGTAACTGGTCTATTTACTGGTAAGACTAAGCAATTATCTTCGCCTTCTGCAGCAAACACACGTACTCCAGGAACTACCTATGCATCCGAGTATCCATATAACTATACCCAGGTAACTAGAGCCGGTCATGAGATACAGTTAGATGACACTAGTGGAAATGAGCGAGTTAGAATAGCTCATAAATCAGGCAGCTATACAGAAATCTCTGAAGATGGACGCAAGGTAGAGGTAGTAACCGCCAATGAAAGTAAAACCGTAAAGCAGAGTACTACTATAACTATAGAAAAGAATGGTGATATAAAGATAGGTGGTGGAGCACGCGTGGTTATAGGTGG